GTTGGCGCTGAATATCTTCTTCGTAATACTTCTGCTCAATTTGCATTAAGTATAAAGTATCGCCACCACCAGCAGGGACTGTTACATGCTCTCCGCGCTCGTCTGTGACCTTATCCCACCATGCAGATTCCATCTGCTCAATAACACCAGGGCGATCAACTTGCCAATATTGCTGAAAACCTTCTTTTTTGAACTTATCAGGTACGTGTAATTTATTACCGGCACTCATTGGAATGCGTGCAGGTCGTTGTTTATTCTGGTGAGCGTTGTCGACTCTGTTATTTTTTTGATTACTCATTATGCTGCCCTCGTATCTTTAACGGCTTTAAGATATGCCGCTTCTGTTTTAAACATGGCTTGACCAAACTGCGCCCAATCGTTTTTTTCTGATTGAGTTAGATCGCCCATCGTTAACGCTTTACTGCCTCTTTTGCCGCGCTTAGCCGGTGTTTCATTTGTGTTTTGCTGGTTGCGTCGAGGGTTATCGTTGTTAACTGCATATAGCTTACCCATTCTTTCATCAACATGGGCAAGAGCTTGAGCGTTTGAAGCTGCAGGGTTTTTATTTATAAACTGATTCCAAATACCTTGAGCTACCGGTGTTCTTTCGTCGGCCTTGTCGTTAATCCACGGGTTTTTTAACTCCCACGCTGCAACGTCTGGATCGGTTGGGGCTGCTGTCGTAGTTTCTTCCGAATCTTCGCCCTCTAACTCTGTCTTTTTATCTTTAGCATCTTTATACGCGTCGGTGTCAGATGTTCTTACAGCGTTTAACATCTCATCTTCTAAGTCTGATATTTCTTTAAGCCTTCGCGCCTCGTGTAATTTGTTGGTATTATTTAAACGTTGATCAAAGTCGGTTTTTTGACTATCAATCTGTTCTTGTAGACCTTTAATGGTTTCTAAGAACTTACCATCTCTGACGTACTCCTTTGCGCTTTTCCAATTATCCTCTGGACCTTCGAAATCATCTTTCGGACGCCACCCTTGATCAAAAGCTTTTTGCTCAGTATCAGATAGTTGCAGTTCCTCGCCTGCGTCTTTCTGATTATCTTCTTGATTTTCAGCATCAGCTAACGCCTGCAAATCAATAGGTTCTTCTTTAATGGTTTCTTCTGCTTCGATACCCATTTATTTATCCTCTTTTACTAGTTGGTTAACAATTTCTTTGTCAAGTACGCCGATAATGTCACTGTCTGACACATAGCGCAGGTTTTTATACTTACTATCGTATTCATGTACAGAACTAAACTTACCGTCATACCGACCGCTTAGCTCTACGGTATCACCAACAGCAACGCCCCAATCTTTAGGGCCTTCACAATCAGCAAAGCCTCGATAGCATGTAGGGCCAAATGCGAGTATTTTCGCTAAGTCTCGGCCTTTACGCTCTCGTTCGGTTTCTTTTTCAGTGGTTAATATGATGCCGCCAGTAGATTTAAAGTCGACGGGTACTATTTCAATAAGGACGTGATGCCCTAATGGCTTAACTGGTATCATTCTGCAGTCTCCTCTAAGACTTCGTATGCTTCTTTCAATAAACTAACGCCTTCTATAACGCCTTCGTTTCTTGCTGCCTGCATAGCTGTTTGATCGCAAGTGTCTCTTACAACCGACTCTTCTTTTAACAATAAAATTTGCTCGTATACTTCTTTAAATATTTGTCTTGTTACAGGGTGGCTATTCCAATCCTGCAGGTCCTGCTTGGTTAGTGCTGACATTTGTTAATTCCTGTATCTCAGGTTGTTGTAATTGCTGCAAATCTTGCTCGTTTTGCAACTCTTGGCTATCCAAATCTAACGACGCTGTGTAGGTAGATATTGAATTATTTAACTCCTCAGTCTCGGCTTTTTCCAAGTTAAGGATTGTTGCGGAGTCATTCTTTTTGACCTCGCTTTCTTCTTTGTCTAACTTACTGGCTGTTTCAGCTTCTTTTCTAGCTTCTTCGCGCTCTAGTGCGTCGGCTTGTGCTGCTGCAAGTAAGTCTAACCTTTCTGCTTCACCGCTAATTAACTCGGCTAAGTCTGGATTTTCAGACAGTAAACGCTGTAGTATTTGCTGTGGCTCTTCTTCTGGGAATATTTTATCAATGTTCTGAGTGCCAATAGCTTCATAAAAGTTTTTAACTATCTCTCTAGCATTACCGCCAGTTTCAGCAACTAAACCAACTTGGCTAAGTTCTGCTTGTGCTTGCTGAATACGTTGTATTTTACTGGAAATTTCAGGGTTAGCAATAGGAACAATATTCATACTCTTGACGTTAAAGTCAGATTCAAAGTTAGCTTCTTGATCGTCTAATACTTCTTTGTACTCTTCAGGGTCCAAGAATTTAGAATTCAATACAAATAGCTTGCTGAACTCTGAAGACATAGCGCGATAAATACGTAATATAACAGCGCCTGCTGATTGCTGTTGCTCTTGAACTAATGCCAATGTAGTAGTGGCTGGAGCGTTTGCACCTAGGGCTTGTGATAAGTCCGCACTTGCTGATAACTCTTGAATTGAGCTAATCGTAAACTGCATCAAACTAAACAGCGTAGGGCTTGGCTCTTTAACCGGTAAAGGCACAACACCATTACGCAAGTCGATTGCTGCAATACCTGTTTGCTTCCACTCGCCAGGCTTAAACGATGAATTACCCATCTTACGACGGAAGCCTTTAGCTAACCAACCGCTTTGTCTATTTGATAACGTACCAGCGTCATGTAATTGGTTTACAGTAGTGTTAACTGAATTCGTTAGCGCTCCTAGTATGTAACCATAACCGATATCTAAGAAGCCGCCTTCAGGGTCGTGCAGGAAACCGTATTTAGTAATAGTTTCAACGTCTTTGATCCTAACAACTTCACGCTCACCATCAGTAGGCGCTAATCCGTCAACAGTCATTAAGCTAGATAGTTTCGCTGCTCGACCGTTCTTTTCGTCTTTAACTAATACGTCAGAAGGTTCAAACCTTGCCATAATTCTAACAACTTTCTGTGAACTTTTAGACACAACGAAAGTATAAGGCTCTTCATAGCCATCACCGTCCAGATCAAAAAAGCCTTGCTGTTCAATAAAGTCTGTAAACTTATCTGCTTCGGCTTGGCTGTCATCACTTTCGCTTTCTTCTGGCACATCTTCATCAATCCATAACCCTTGATTTTGACGCTCAACAACTTCGTTTTTAGCAAGCCTGAATTCTTCTGAAAATCTGCGCATTCTCACTATGCTATCAATATCATTACTGACAACAAAGTTAGGAAATAAAACTAGGTTTGATACTGGACGGCCTAAACGGTGATCGAAGAATGTTTTCTTAAATCCGCACCCGTCATAAGGAAGTTTATATAAAAGCTTTTCATGCTCGTCACGCCACTCTTTCATCTCAACGTTTAATTGAAAGTTAGAGTATTCTGCAACACGTTCGGCTTGCTTGGCTTTCTCACCGTCTACGTCTTTACCGATAACGGCAGTTTTAACAATATCTTCTTGGCGTAATAATTCGGTAGATGCTCGGTCACTGAATTTAAGCGCTGCTTGCATAAGTGCAGGAGATTTAAAGTTGCTAGCGCCGTCCCATGGGGTAGATTTAGAGTTAGCTTCTTGCTTGACTAGCTTTAACCCTAGCTCAACAAACTCTTCCCATCCTTCCATTGATAACTTGTCAGCGTCAAAACCGTTGATGACATTAGCGCCAATCTCGGCTAGCACTTCTTCATCAAACATGTCAGCAATATTAGGCTTAGGAATAAAAGTGGCTCGCTCGCCTTCTTCGGTATCGGTAACTATAACATCGAAAAAGCTAGCTAATAGCTCAACTCCTTCAAGTTCAGTTTCTTCGTTTTCTTCTGCTAGTCTAACTATTGCTTCAGCCATTTTAGTATCCCATCACACCGACTTCATTAAAGTCATCATATTCGTCGAATTCTTCTTCTGATTCTAACACATAACCACCCGCAAACCCTAAAGCCATGTATTGCTCTGCGTCTGCAGGATGTGAGTATTTATTTTTATCGGGCTTGTCTTTAAATCTTGCCTCGCCAGATACTTGCATCCGTTTATATTGATATCCGCCTATCTTACCTTTGCGAATCATAGGACATTTACGGCTTACTAGGTATCCAGGCTCACCGTCAACGAGTTTAATTATGTAAGAGTTAACAGCGTCTATTCGTTTGGTTGGGTCGTTTGTTGGCGCTGGTTCAGTCTCAAAGCCCATGTTAAGCGGCTGAATGATATCACCGTCCATATTGTCCTCTACATAATCATCGTTAAGGATACCCATAGCGCTTTTAGCTTCAGCCTCACCTCGACCTTTACCGGCAGGATCTATATAACTAAATGCTACCTCAATACCGTAAAAGTTTCTTTGTAAGAATGGCTTAACGATATCACGAGCAAACTGCCTAACGCCCATGTCTTCACTAACCAGTTCAGCGATAACACGTAATTGACCGCGCTTAGTCTGTTGACCAATAATACATGAAGGAGTTAGCCCACCATCCCAGCCTAGACCTATCGGTAAATCTTCAAGTACACCTAAAGCCTTTTCAGGGCAATGTATTCTATCGTTATATTGTGGATAGACAGGCTTGCCGTCTTTGATAGTGCCATAGTTACCCATTACCATAACGTTAATATGATCTTCAGTATTACCGGCTAACATGTCTCTGTAATATTTATAACCACCAGGTAAGAACTTAATATTCTCGGCCTTTGGATTGTCAATATATTGACCACTAACAATTGTAAAAGGTGATGGTCCACGAAAGAAATCAAATATTTCTGATACTGCTCGTTTCGCTTCACTGCTTTGATTTGACTTTAAACATCCATCTTCGGCTAGTTGATACCACCAGTGATCATCTTCTGGGGGGTTAGTATCCATCAATAACGATTTGCGCGTACAAGGTTTATATCTTGGCGTTTTGTCGTCATTAAATAAAACGTTGCCGTCTTTGTCTAGTTCTTTTGGTGCGTCATAGGTTAGCTTACCGTTTTTATCGTAAATATCAGTGTAACCGTCAATCTGTGAAGGGTATCGGCCTATTCTTTCTCGTGAGCCTTTAACAACTGCGTAAGGCAGCTCCTTAGACTCGTTCATAAATACGCCAGTAACTTCTAATGATAAAAGCTTCTTAACGTCGTCAGGTCTATCTAGTGCAAGGAATATAAACTTAGCTTCTACACTTGTTCCATCTGATAAAGGGTAGCGCATATCTCCGCGCATTGGCTTTAAAGTGATGCCGCAAACGTCTTCAGGTATCCATTGCTTAAAGGTTGCTAAGGTTGTGGTTTCTAGCATGTCGTAGGTGTTACGAACGATAGCCCACTTGGTTTTTCGTATGCCGTTACAGTTTGGCTCTTGTAATACTGACAGCCTGTGCATTTCATTTATACATGTGACTGACTTACCGTTTCCGACCGGACCTAAAAAACCCCTAACAATTTTATCAGAGGCGTGAAATCTTGCGCCGGTTGGTGACGCTATATAATTAATTGTTGGCATTTAAAATCTCGTCAATTACTTTTTTTGCACCCCAGCCAAAGTAAAAGGAATAGAATAAAATTATATTGTCAGGCTCTTGGGTTAGATTGCCATCGCTACTAAACTTAATACGTGGTTTATTCATAGTTTTATTCACTTTTAGAGTATATCTGCGTGTATTTTCTTACTTTGCGATTGTTTTATTCAGCAAATGAGATTATTTATTCAGTTTTGTCGCCAAAAGCCATATTAAATACCACACCTTCAGGCGCAGTAATCTCTTGTTGAATCTTATCACCGTATTTTTTAGGTTTTAACTTAGATGCGAGCCACTTACGAGTATCAACCCTTAATCGACTGCGTTGGACTGAATCGCCGTTCTGCCTATAACCCTCTGAATCGCCGTTAGCTTCCATCCAATCGTTATTACCATTGTCGGCTATATCAAGCATTTCATCGGTTAAAGCGTCGGCTGATTCGTTCTTAGCCTTTACGTATTGGTCGTTAAACTCTTCGTTGGTTCTTAACCATTTAAAGACTGTTGCTTTGTTTGGCATGCTGTCTGGCTTACATACTGTGCGCATTGATAAACCGTCTGCAAGTTGTGAGCAGATATCATCTGCAAGCTCTTGAGTGTAATCTGTGGGTCTGCCACCTTTGTTTTTAGTCATCACTTACATCCATATAAAGAATTAAAATATCTTAATACAGATGTGATGTCACAAGGCTGTGTGTGTGTTTGTGTGTCATATGATTGAATAGCTAATGAAATCAATTGAATCAACTCTACTGTTGGCTCCATGCTTTCTGCTATATCAAATGTGAATTGCTTTGTTCTGACCTTTGCTTCAGTCATTAATTAACCCTCTCAGTTAACGGTTTGCTATTGCCGGACTTCTACCGGTTGTATTGTCTAAATATCTACCACATGATAGCATTTTATTACTATTTCCGCCACACGCCTTACACTCTAGCGTTTCGATGTCATCATTTACTAATCGTTCTTGTATTGCATTGCACTCGTTATCTGTGCATTTAAAGTTACGAAGCTTTCTCATGCTACAGCCTCACTATTGTAATTATAACCAGCGTAGGCATTGATAAAGGGGCGAGTATAAACAGCTTAAAGAAGTCCTTTGTATCTTCAGAGAATCTAAGCGCTGATATTCCCATCCATATAAGCATTATAAAATAACTAATTAGTATGTAAGCAAACATAAATTAACCTTTTCTTAATTAAATATAGTTTTGCATAAAAAAGGAGTCTTCTGACTCCCCTATTTCCGTCTAGGCTTTTTGTTTGATTTCTTCTTTGGTTTATTGTTATAAGTTAACATGCGTCTAGTACGGTAAATACAGCGTCTAAGCCGATAAACTTCTTAGGTGTTGCATCTTCGTATATTCCGCAAACAGTCCATTCACCGCTTTGATCGAAGTCTGTAGCCTCTAAAGTAAATTGCATATATTCAGAAGCATTTAACGCACCTAAATCTGGATCAGTTACCGGTACTGCAGGAGCTGTTACTCTCGGTGAAGTAATCGTCGATGTCGTACTGTCTGGTTTTGTAAAGTTTAAAGTTAGCGTTGTGCTGCTGCTCATATCGAAGCCAGTCGCATATCTAAATAACTTGCCTACTTCACCCACTGCTATTGTCATGTTATACCCTTATTAATTTATTGGACCGTCAACGCCTGAGCCTGTTGCATTCATTAAACCTATAACACTTACACCCGCTTCAGTAATAGTGCCTTTAACGCTTGAGCCGTCTTCTGTAATGGTTGCAAATAAACCTTTTCCGTCGCCCGTTATAGAGCCAAGTACAGCAAATGACAATCCAGGCGTTATTACAGGGGCGTCTGCTAGTATTCCGCTATAAATATCGACTATCGTTTGTCTAGCTTGTTGGTCTATTACCCCGCTAGGTACAACTAAAGATAAAGCTACAACACCAGCGCTTAACGCCGATGCTCTTTTAGATGCTGAATCAATAGCCATTAGGTTTCTTTACCTTTAGTGAATGTTGTTCCGTCATCACTTACCGTTGCCGTTGCTAAATTACCAGAATCACCAGTATTTCTAACCGCTAATGTAGTGGCTGTTTGTGTTGTTTTATTGGTTGTTCGGCTAAACGTGTAATGTATCATGTCTTTAATTGAAGCTGTTGAACTAGGAACCGTAACCTCTGCAAAAGTATCAGTAACTAATACGTCTAACATTTCAGCGTTAACCTGTGCTGATGATAAGTCATTAAAGCCCGTTACGCCTACACCTTTAGATAATACAATGTTAGTGCCTGCCGTTAGTACTCTTGTTGTTTCAGCCCATATTTGAGCGGTTGTAGGCGGCGTAGTGGTGTTTGCTCCATCTGTGCCGCGCATATCAGTATTAGTTGTGGTTATTGCTACTAAGGTAACATTTGCCACGGCATCAACAGCAGGATCAAAGTAATCAGCACTTGGTATTGTTCTAGCGTTAAATTGTGCGACTGATGGAGGCACGACAGTATTAGCTGAATCTGTCCCTCTCATTGCTGTTGTGGGGATTAATGATATTTTAGTGTCGTTATCTACAGTTTGAGGGAAATTAGTAAATAATTGAACCGTTGCAGGAATTGCGCCCGTACCGGTAAATGTAAAAGCTATATGATCAGCGTTAGTTTCTGCCTGTGTAGGTGAATAACTATGATATCCGTTACCCTCATGTGCTGGAGCAGTTGCGCCCCCTGCCGCTTGAGTTCCGTTGTCTTTAGTTACTAATACAGCCACCGAACCAGTAAAGGCTGTGCCATCTGCCGCTGTTATCATTTCAGCGCCTATTGATTGAGAGCTTACATTCTTTTTCACTGTGATAGCCTTTTGTAAATTTTATTAATTATATCAGTTTAGCAAAACGTTTGCACTTGTGGCCCATGCTGCTTGAAACCCCGAAACAACACCACCAGGGGTGAAGTATAAAGACGGTGTTTTAGGCTCTAATATCTGCCAAGGGTTTTTGGTTAACTCGTGCGCTTGTATCGATCCGTTCTTGTCTGTTATATCATCGTCGAATAATATTAAATAATTATAATCCACATCACCAAATAATGCTGATGCGTTTCTTGATGCTATAAATAACGTGCTGTTGTCAAAGTTTGCAGTGTTACCAGGATCGATTAATATGGTCATTGATTGCTCTACGCCATCAACCCAACCCGTTAAACCTCCTGAAGTTCCTGCATGTCTATAAATATAATTATGATAACCTACTGATGGTCTTGGCATAGATGTAGCGCTAACACTTGAGCCTGAGCTGTTGTTATTAACTAAATTATATCTATTACCAGCACCGCCGGCAGCGTTTGGATCTACGTTAAACCCGTTATTACTGTTTGCCGTTGCTGTGTACTCGTAAAGGAAATCATCATTAGTAGAGTAAGCATCCCAACTATGGCCAGTTAAAACTGTAACGCTATTTGTGTTGCTTAAATCTAATGCCATTAACGCTGTTTGATTTACACCGTCAAATTCTAATTGCTTACCTCTAATGTCTGCGCTGTAAGTGGGGTTATTTACCAGCGTTAACCTCTTACCCGTGACTAAATCTAGCGGCGCACCTTTACCGTCGAAAATTACAAATAATCTAATATTCTTAGCGAGAGGATGCCCTTTAATTAACCTTACTTCACCCCTTGGCTTTACTCTTGGGTTGCTAAAGTCTGGGCTGTATCTTTTTGGTAGTGCGTAAAGAGTCATTTTTAACCCTTAAGCATGTGGGCCGAGAGTTTTAGGTGTGACTTTTAATGTCCAGTTAGCCTGTATTGTTTGCCCTGTTCCGTTTTCAATGTAAAATTCGTAAACTTGGCTTGTCACTGTGTTAGGTAGTGTAATATCAATAGCTATGTATTGGTTTGTTGTTACGTCATTAATTGGGAACGAACCTACATAAACATGCTGAAAGTTTGCGTCTGGTATATCTTGATCGTTACTTGAATCAATATTCATTAGTCGAGCATAAAGATTAACTGAGCTATTTGTATCTGGAGCAACTGACCAATCAAACAAAGCCACAACTGAGGCTTGTGGTGCATCATCTGAGTTAGTGAATTGAACTATATCACCCGTAATACTAAAAGCCCCATCAGCGACAGTTGCCGTTGTGCCTGTAACCGTTGTTTGAGTGCCGAAAAACTCTATTGCTGCATTCGTTGAAATAGTCATTATACTTTACCTTCTGCGCGTTTCTGTAGTGCGTTCTGTACGTGCCCAGCCTTTAAACCTTGCCATACGTCAACCTGAACCGTTGCAGCTTCTAACAGTGCTGCCTTGCCATCTAGTGAGATAGGTAGCGCATTAACAAAACCTCTTACAGCTTCTTTTCTCATATCTAAAGGTGAAACATCAATATTAACTTGCTTTAAAGCCATTTCAGCTAATACTCCGTCGTCATTTTTTAATAAAGTGTAATCAGCTTGAAAGGTTGTTGACCACTCTCTAAGGTTATTACTAGATAGCTCTTTGTATTGCGTAACCGTTTCGATTGACATGGCATTAAAGGCGGTTTGATAGTCGCCATATGGCTCTGCTGTGTCTGCTATAGCTTTATAATTTACCATTATCTTGTTACCTGTTTAGTTTTACTTTGTTTGGTTTATCTTTTAAGTTCTTAACGCGCTTGTAATTTATAACTTTGCTTTAAATTTCTTGTGGTTGTCTTTGCCGTTTTTCTTTCTTAGCCAGTTGCCTTTCTTAATGCCTAGCATTCTAGCAAACTTACTAAAGGTTCTTGCACAGCCCCTTGTAAATTCCTGTTTCTTTAATGTAAGCAACCCAGTTATATGAGCCTCGCCGTCTATTATATCAAAATCACAAATAGAGGTATAAGGATCGCCATACTTACCGTCTAAGCCTACATTTAAAACCTTTACTGACTTGATAACGAAAACATGTTCACCGATTTTAATGTGATACTGACCAACTAAGTTTTTAAACCCTTCATAGTCTTTGTTTTTTGGTAGTTGCTTTTTCATTACTCTTACCTTTGCTTGTGAGTAATTCTAAAATCTCGGTTATATGCTTATCAGTTGATTCTAGCTTAACGTTAATCTTGCTTATATCTATCTCATTTTTAGATGCTTGAGACTGCTTAAGATAGCTAATAGTATAAAAAGTTACAGCGGCAATGAATGAGCATATACCTATAATTACTGATATACCGCTCGCGTTTGCGCTAATCCAATCAAACCAGCTAATGTTATTTACGCCAGATGTGCCCACTGCTAGTAGTACTGCTCCGTGGCCTATCTGCGTTGATAATTCCTGCTTCAATTTCTCTTCTCACTATTTTTTTGTTTAAGTAAAAGAATATAACCTTTAATACGATGAATAAGCAGGTTATAACCCCATAATATACGAACTTGTGATGCCCTAAGTGATCTAGTAAAACCTGAAACGCTGCTTCTAATTCCACCATCATAAGATACCAATAATTGTAGTATACCCACTGTTGCGATCAATTCGTCGTAATAAGTATAAAAGCCCGTAGTGAGCGTTTTTACTTCTGATAAAGTTGTTATTTTATATAATAGTAACATAGAGTGACATAAGACCGCAAAAGCTACAGTCGCCGCAAGCTTAACTGAAAGCGTAGAAATAAACCTGTTAGATACCAATGCTAAGCCCGTGGCCATATCAACAAGTATAAGGATATGAAGCATTTCTTTAAATGATAATGGGTCGTATAAATGAAAGGCAAGTGTACAGCAATGAAAGCCCCATACAGTCGCCATGACCTTAGCTTGCTTTGTATACTTGTTGCTGGCATATATTGAGATAAATAAAAACCACAAGAACAGCACGTAAGATAAATATACGGCCATTAATTGTGGCTTTTCAAGAAGCAGAGTAAAAAGACCTGCTAAATCTAACATTGGCTATCCGCCGCCGCCTTCTTCTTGCTCGTCGTCTTGATCTTTATCTTTATCGCTTGGCATAGTTCTACCTTACTGGTTGATAGGAGAGTTAATTTTATCATATTAATTACGAATTATCTCTAATTCATGCTCGCCACCTGCTAACAGTGCCATTAACTGATTGTATGCAGTGCCGCTTGATAGTCCCGCCCATTCATTATCGAGAATACCAAATCTACTTACTGGAGCTATACAGCCTAATAGTTGAGACTCTTTGTTAGCTTTGTGGATTAATATATGTGTTCGCTTAGTTGGTCCAGACAGTGATACATCTAAGGCAATATTCTCCAGGCAATAAGTATCACCAAATTTAGGCGAGTGAGTTGGATTAAGTTTATATAAGCCTTGAGGCACACAACTAATACGGCGTTGGTTGTCTCGCCATGCTTTTTCCATGGTACAACAAAGTTCTTCACCACTCTCGGTGTATAGCTTGCCTATGGTGCAAAGATTGTTTGAGAAAGTAATTAGTTTTAATCTCATGTGTTCTTTCCTCTGTTAAAATTCTAATCTAGTTGAATGGACCATTTCGTTATATTCATGCTTTAACTTAAATAGAGCACCAAAATAATAATGGTCGGGAATTAATTTCATAAAATACTCGTTCATCATCTACCCCTATAAATATAAATTAACTACTGCACAATAAGATATGTACATTAGTATAGCTGTTGTTGTGTATATGCCTAATAGCTGAAAGCAGTGGATACAAGGCCAGTCTTTTAATTCATCAAGCATATATCACCTGTTAGGTTAGCCGTCCTTGGCTGCTAGTTTTAGTTATCTTTGACCTTGTGCTTGACTATATCCACCTTGTTGACCACCTTGCTGGAACCCGCCGCCTTGAGATTGACCGCCTTGCTGCTGACCACCTTGAGATTGGCTATTATCGTTAGAGTTATCATAAACGCCGCACATAACCATATCGCGCTGATTTTCACCTTTGTTTAATGCCATGATGTTTTGTTTTGCCAATAGTCCAGCAATTGATATTTCAGGCTTTAATAACACATACTGCCCACCATCGTCTGAGTCGATTAATACACCGACCTCTTGATAGTCGCCGACTGTTTTACCGTCTTTCTGATACTCGCCTACTTTTACACTTAATCGTTTAGTCATGTTCTATTACTCTCTCTTTAGTTAAGTTGGCTTGCTATACAGCTGATCATGTCATGAATTTTAGCATGCGCCTGAGCTAGTTCATTAGGCAGTTCATCCAATACGCTCACCAGTGTCGGTGCGTTTGGTTTTTTCTGCTCATCAGGTCGCGCCACCTCTTCATAAGAAACACCTAAAATGGCATGCAGTTCTTTTAAGTGTTCAATAACCGAAGTAATACCGCTCGCTTGATTAAGTAGTTCTTGAAATTTAGGCTCTCTTGTTGCGCTATTGCCTGTACATTGTGTTGCTTCGTTCATCGTTCTTACCTTCTAGTTAGTTAATCTTGCATTAATACCAGCGTTAATTACTCGCATTTCTATTTCTGAAAGTTCGGCTCTAGCTTCATCAATCGCCAGTTGATCATCACCTTCAAATATTTTCTTATAGCTGAAAAATAAATCTCTACCATCTTTTAACTTTGCAGCTACCTTTGTTTTTTGACCTTTAGGGAAGTTTCTATAAATATACTGTGATACTTCGTCTTCTTCTCTGTACTGCTCGATATATCCCCACAATACTAATGGCTCGCTACCTTCATCATAAAGAGAATTGAACTTCTCTGAGTACTCTTTACGGGTATCTTCAAGGCCTTCGTTGTTGTCAGTGTTTAAATGATGGATGGCGTTGTTTAATCTTTCGATAGCAGGCCAATATTTAGCTGCACGTTTAACAACTGTCTTTCTGGCCATTTCGTTCCAGTGAGTTTTCCACGGGCCGTTTTTAGCTTTAGATGAATTCTGAATAGCAACAATATCAGCATGTGACATTTCATCGGTTAGGTAATCACCGTGACATGTTTTAACTGTACAGTAAGCACCAATAACATTACCTCTATCACCAAATGGCGTGTAGGAATGCGCAGGAGCTTTATCTAGCCCTTGGTTAGAGTAATTGTCGTTACTGTATACTAATTTACATTGACCCCATAGAATCGAGCCTGTTGACATTGCTAGGTGCATTAGTCCCATGTAAGAGATGTCTAAACAAACCTTCCCATCTCTCGGCACTAAGTAAGCATGTTTCTGTGCTGGGTTTAAGCTAATACCAATTGATGCAACATTAATAATTGCAGCTTGTAAGCTTGTTGGGTTTTTCTGGGCTGTAGTAAGCAAGAAGTTATTACCATTAAAAGCTTGGATAGCGAATTGCTTTTCCTTCTCCCATGATATGCCCTTGTCAGTTATAGCAGGAAGAAATAACTCTTTCTGCTCCTCGATGTACGATACTAAATCATTACTCATTTTACGTCACTCCAATATATAAAACCGTCTTCATTTAGCCAGTAGATAGCATGCTCTATGTCGCTAGAATAATCGTTAGCGACTGAGATTAACTTAACTACACCTTTAGAATTCTTAACAATCATCTCGTTATTTTCTTCTGTTGGTGGGTTGATGTTAAGCGTTAGCCAGTTAATCATTAGTAATCGCTCCCAGTTAAAATTATTATATGGTCGCACTCAATATCATCACATTGTAAATCGCCGTCTTTGTCATAAGTCATAGTGCCTTTACACTCAGGGCAATACTTTTCATCTTCGTCACAATGGATAGCTATTTGATTTTCGATGCTCATATTGTTTGCTCGTTTCGTTTTGATGACTAAATCTTAGACCACCTTATAAATGATTGCAAGCGGTTTTGTTAATTAATTTAATATATGTTTGATTAAAGCCTAGCCTTTTGCTATTGTTAGCTTAATCCAATTAATAACAAGGTATAAATATGAACTTAGAGAAATCGTTTAACATAGCATTAGCCACTAAAGGTATGAGTAAAGGCGACCTAGCAACTAAAATGAGTTGTACGGGCGCTTATATAACGCAGATAAGCAAAGGTGGCTCAATGTCAGTAGGTAAGCTTCAAGACGTTTGTAGCGCTCTTGGTTATAAGGTTTGGGAATTCGTTAAATTAGGTGAAGAATAATGGATAAGATTATTGGTAATGATTATATTTATAACATGAGAAAGATTCGCTTAGTGTTTATAGAAGATAAAAAGGCTGTTTATTGGTGCTATGAGAACTGTAAATATGACTGGCTATATATTGCCAATCTAAATAAGTTACATGTTATCGATAAACCGCAAGCACCTAAACCAGAGCCTAAACCTATCTATACTCAAGCTATGACTGATCACAATATATTGCCGTTAGTAGGTATGGAGTGCCAAACATCAACAGGAAAAGTAACTGTTAGGTATATAGGTAAAAAGCTGGTGATTACCGAGGATAATGAAGGATGCGAGTTTACACTGACAAAAAAACTAGCGCTTCATTCGCTTAAACCACTAACCCTACCTAAAACAGATGAGGAAAAAGCTTTTGATAGGCTTTATATCAGAATGACTTTGGAAATGGAACGCAGGTTTGAACTATCTAAAATAAACAATCACTCAATGGTTAATGATGATACTCAGGTTGGTGTTGAATTCGCTATTGAGTACATGAGGAAAAACATAAATATTAAGGTAAAAGCATGAACTGGCTAGACGTAACTGTAGTTGCAATATTTACGATTGTAGGCGTTTCTACTGGTGATTTAACCGGCGCTGTTGCTGTTGGTTTATTGCTTTTAATACTAGGTAAGCTTAACGAAATTAAAAATAAGGTGAAATAACATGATTAACAATTGCCCTTGTTGTAATAAATACCCAAAAGTAAATGTAACCGTTAGCTGTGAAAATAAAAAGTGCTTAGAGTTCGACGTAGAATATTATGTTTGGACTTGGCAAGCTAAAACTAAACCTGAACCTGGAACAGAGGAATTATGCCTTGACTGAAATTATATATAAGATACTTAGACGTTAAAAAAACAGCCCCGATAATTGGGGCTTTAATTTATCTACTATTTATTATTGGAGTGAAAACTATCAAGCCTGAGATGGTTATTATATCACGTCAGCAGCTTCAAGTTTAATCTTTAGTATTGACAGGTTCTTTTCGTAAAAACTCTTTGATATCACATCTAAAGCGCCAAGCACTTCAAGCGGCGTTAAGTTATCTGTAGCTATTTCTTCTATGATATCTTCAATAGCTGACATTAGTGCAACGGCATCAGGTTTAGCTATCTTGTTTAGTTCGGTAACGTTAGTCATTGTTGCCTTAAATTATTATACCCCTCCAGGTAATCTGTGAGGGGCTTATTATTATTAAACTTTGCTTGTCGGGCGTTAGTTCCATTAGAGATTATATCATTAATCCTGTTTACTTTCTAACATGTGCAAACTGGTTTTAGCATCAAAGCATATTTTCATAAATCTACTAGCTGCTTCGTTTCCTGCTGTGTGATAGTCAGAATAAGAATCAAAAGGAAGTTTTTCTTTAGTCTCTATAATCGAATCAACACAAGCCATAGCTATATTTGCATGCCAACTATAAGCATAACCGTCATCACTGTTTATAGCTTTAGCTACCACCTTCATAGCGTCTGCCGTACTATCTGAATCGTTCAAGTGTTCAGAATTAAAGTTAACGCCTGATAGCCTGCCTATTAAATACCCTTTGCTATTTCTGATAATTCCGTTTTCTTGAATTAATACGTTTTGTATTTCTTTCGTTTCTATAAAATCACTCATCATCTTTCCTTAGTGCTGTTAAAATACTTGATTAGTTCTAAGCTGAATTCTGATTCTTTCATCTTGTTGTACTCTCTCTTTATTATTTATTTAGCCGATCACCTGTAGGGGTCTAATCCGTCTACAGGCCTTTGTTTATCTAAAATTTTATTGATCACTTGCGAACATAAACAAGTGCGCGGGTTAAATCCATACTAGCTCGTTTAGCTGCTCCAGTCTCTTTAGTTCCAGACCAAGCATAATCATAATCAATTAATTTCTGCCTGGCTAACTCTGCTCTTTTGATAAATCGTTCAGCTTCTTCTATTGCATTACCTAGTACTGAATACATTGGGTAATTCATATCTGCTATTTTCATTTGTTTATATCCTTAGTAGTTGAGATTATTTAAGTTTAGATATGTAATATTCCATAAATGGCCGTAATGCGTTATCAGTAACATACTCGTCCAATACCGCATCAACTCCATTATCTGAGCCTGAGCACTCTGCAACCATTTCATTAAAAAATAATTCTATAGCTGCTGATGTTTTGTTTAATTCGTTACTCATGTTCTTGCTCCTTGGTTGATGGAGATTCAGCTTCTACGCAATCTTCGCATAAATACTCGCCGCACATTTCCCATAGATAATCACCGTCTTCTGGCGTTTCTTTACATTGACTACATTGTAGTATTCTTTGTGTTGTTCTATGTCCCATCTTTCTAACCCTTCATTTATTAAGTTAATTAACCGTATCTAGCAAAGTCAGCAGCTTGTTTCATATCGCAAGGCTCTTCGTCGTCATATAAGAAGCTATCTTCTCTTTCTTGCTGCTTAGTTAGCGTTGATGGTTCGTGACCTTTTGGTCTGTTATTTAATTCTTCCTGTAATTCTTTGTTATCACTAGCCAACTGTATAGCAGCGTTAAGGACTGATTCAAACTCCTCTACAGCTACGCCCATTTTGTTTGATTTGTTATTGCCAGTACCCATATAAGAGTTGTAGTCGCGTCGAATATCTTGTAATTGCTTAAGGTTCATCTTTCTTTACTCCGTTTCGTTTATTTTAATACCCAGAAAACCGCAATTAAGCGGTTTATATGGCAAGTCTTTAGTTTGCGTTATTACATTTGTTAACCCTCGGTTGTTTTGAGTGATATATCCTATTGAGGTTTAACAATAGCTAAAATAAAACTTGACGTCAAGCGCAAATGCAATTATATTTGTACTCACATTAACAAAATAGGTTTATTAAATGAAAGTGTTAAATGTAAGGTTTAGCGAAGCACAACAATTAAAGATTAAAGATGTATCTAGTGTTGTTGATTTGGACTATAGCAAGGTTGCTAGAGCTGCTATGAAGTTGGGGTTGACTCAGATAGAAGCGTTAGCTGCTAGGGATTTAGATAAATCTAAAGACTTGGTTCTTATTAACGACGCTAGAGCCAAATAAAAAAGCGCCCCAGCAAGAGCGCAATTTAAGATAACCATAACAAGGTGATTATATGTCAACAGGTTGGATAAAGCTACACCGCCAACTTTTAGAATGGGAGTGGTACAGCGACATTAATGTAACAAGATTATTCTTGCACTTAATGTTAAAGGCTAATCACAAAGATAAAAAGTATCGCGGCATAGTTATACAAAGAGGTCAATTATTGACTGGTAGAGAGTTACTATCATCTGAAACAGGCTTATCAGAGCAACAAATAAGAACGTGTTTAACTAAGCTAAAATCAACCAGCGATATAACCATCAAATCAACCAGCAAAGGCACGCTCTTAACTGTTGATAACTATGGTATTTATCAGGGTTGTGATGATGTATCAACCAGCAAATCAACCAGCACCTTAACCAACGAGCAACCAACGGATAACCAACGAGTAACCACTAACAAGAATGTTAAGAATGATAATAATGTAAATAATAAAGACTTGTCTGTTATCACAGACGGTTTTGATCATTGGTGGAATCTTTATCCAGTTAGCAGAAGAATAAATAAAAAAGGTTGTTTAACTAAATTCAAAAGCAAGTGTAAGGGAATGAATGATCAAGAAGTAGTTGACCTTATAAACTTAATCTCTAAAGATGTTATCAAGCGAGCAAATGAGGTTGAAGATTTAAAGTACATGCCAACTACCGAACCTTACCTAAACAAAGAAAGATGGAATGATGAATCATGATAGATTTTAACGAAAAGAGTTTAGATGTTGAACAAAGCTTATTAGGATCCCTTTTACAGCTTGGCGATACAAACACAGAATTATTCTCAAAAACTATAAGAATGGTGAAAGAGAAAAGTTTTTACAGTGTTAGCCATAAAGCTATTTTTAGAGCTATTAAGTTAGCAGCTAATAGAAACAACCATGTCGACATGACATTAGTTAACGAATGCTTAAAGGCTTCTGGTGACGAAGAGAGATCGGGCGGTATTATTTACCTTGCTGAGATGATGAGATCAACGCCTAGTGCTGCAAACATTATTGGCTATGCAAAAATAGTTAGAGAGTATTCAGTAGAGCGATATGCCAACTCAAAACTAAATGAGATGCTAGGAATGTTTAACGACTCGTCAACAGGTGACGTATATCAACGCCTAGGTATGCTAGAAACGACGATAGGCGATATATTGAACCTTGGGCTTAAAGATGACAAAGCAGGCTTAAAACATATCTCTGAGAGCCTAGGAACATGGCTAGATAATATTGAGGACGTTAGAAAAGACGGAGTTGATAAGAACAAATTTACCACTGGCATTGAATCACTTGATGATATTTTAGGAGTCAAAGGTTTAAGGCGCGGCGGTTTATACGGAGTTGGCGCACGTCCTAAGATGGGTAAAAGTGCCTTTATGATGTTAATAGCTAATCATTTTGCACTTGACCTTAATGAGTTTGTTGCGGTGTTTTCAATGGAAATGCCAGAGGAAGAAATTGCAGAGCGCTCAATAACAAACAGAACACTTTTAAATCCTTCTGAGTTTTATAGAAAGGATCCAAGCACCGAATCAACAGCTAGACTAGATACAACATTTTCAGAGTTAGTTAAATCAGGAATGCATGTTGATGACGGTACAGGATTAACCCTAGGCCATATCCAAAGAGAGGCTAGAAAGCTACGTAAAGAAAAAGGATCAATAGGTCTGATTTGTGTTGATTACCTAACGTTGATGGAAGCTGAGAAAGCAGATAGAAATGATTTAGCTTATGGCATGATCACAAAAGCACTTAAGAACCTAGCCAAAGAATTAAACTGTGTTGTTTTAATGCTAACTCAACTTAACAGAGGTTTAGAAAGTAGAGCGGATAAACGCCCTATGCCATCAGATAGCCGTGATACTGGTCAAATAGAACAAGATGTCGATGGATGGTTTGGTCTGTATATGGAATCTGTTTACGATGAAGAAGTAAGCTTTCCTGGATTAACAGAAGTTTTAGTAAGACTTAATCGTCATGGTGGTAAAGGTACTGCGTTTGTAGAAATGCGCCAAGGCTTTCATGTTCCTGTATCAAATAATGATGGAGCTACCGAGCTTAATATAAGAAAGCAAAAGAAAAAAGAAGAAGAACCACAAACTGAATTTACACCAAAAACTAAAAAGTACGCGAGATAACAGTTAACTAAAGAGGCATAGAGAAATGAACAAAGTAATTATAAAAGCGCGAAAGGGTGAGTTAACAGATAATCTGTTTAATTATGCTTTATCGGCTTTAGAATGGTTCAAGGTTGACTTAGCTAGTGAAAAGTTTGGTGACGATTGGAGTAGTTGCCATTACGGATATAAAGGTTTACATGCTGTGACTAAGCTAAACAAGTCAGGGTCAATTACAATTACAGTTGAATAAAGAGGCATAGAGAAATGAATATAGAGGAGGAGAAATTTCATATAGAGGGTAGCTGTAACTTGGTTGTTACTAAGTGGCAAGGAATAGCGCCTGATGTGACGCTTGATTATATTGAGCACTCACCTGATTCTTGGTATAGCAACACAGAAACAAGCTGTGATATCGACAAAGAGAAAGCTATAGGAATTATTCAATTCTTAATGAAAAGCTTAAATATAACTGATGATGATATTAAGGGTAAATGATGACATACCACTATGATCCAGATGAATATGAACATTTAGAATTAGAACTACAATCGAAAGAGGTTAAGCCTGCAGTCGAGGCTAGTAATTACACGCCTAAGATTGAGTTATATAACGTTGATTGCATGGAGTACATGAAAGACTGTAAAGATAATGAGTTTGATTTAGCTATTGTTGATCCTCCTTACCGTGACGAAAACCAACCGACTAAGGACATGCGAGCGAATGGCTCAATGAAGAGTTTAGAAGGCAGGCCGTCAAAAGAATACTTTACTGAACTATTGAGGATTAGTAAAAATCAAATAATATGGGGTGCTAATAACTTTCAACTACCGCAATTCAAAGGTTTTGTAGTGTGGGAAAAAGAAACGATAGGCGAAACTTTCACTATGTCAATGTGTGAAATAGCTTCACTTTCAGAAGGATTGGCGACAACCTCTAAATTATGGAAGGGTAGACCGCAAGATAAATATAGAATCCATCCGACTCAAAAACCAGTGAGGTTGTATGATTTTTTATTAAAGCATTACGCTAAACAAGGTCAAAAAATACTAGATACTCACTTAGGTAGCGGATCTAGTGCTATAGCCGCGCATTATTACGGCGTTGATTTTGTAGGCTGTGAGTTAGATAGTGATTATTTTAAAGCAGCATCAGAACGATTTGATAATCAAACTAAGCAAGGAGATATGTTTTAACAACTAAAGCCACAGTTAAGTAGCTTATCTAACCAACATCACCAGTTCAAATGAACATGGGAGGGGTTGGATTTGGGTGTAAAGGTGGAAGCGCTGGACTGCGTTTCTCTACCTTTCTCTTTTCCACTTGATACTCCTATCATTTTAAAGTGCCTTTATTAGCACCTTCTTGTTTTGCATTGGCATAATTTACACCAAAGCTTGCACTTACTATCACACCGAATAACGTAGTTATTGGAAAAAACAATTCTGTCACCTTAGTTGTTGCTACTGCTATTTGATTTGCATCACCTAACCCGAAGCTTTCACAGATAAGCAATATAAGCGCCGTTACTATGTACAAAGTGTATAAAGCCGTAACTCTATTAGATAGGTCTCTACGCATCTTACCGTTAGGGTCTAGCGTCTTAACCATGAGAACTTTAGCCTCTGCGCTTTCCATATCAGTTTCGATCCACTCGCTTGCTATATTTTCAATAGACTTAACTATGCCGCCGCCAAAAAGATTAGATAAGAAACTCATGTGTTGTCACCTGTTTGTTAATTAAGGCTATTCTAACACTATTTTAAATTAATTTGAATTATATGAAAAGTAACCTTGACTTATCCTAATAGGACGAGTAATATTAACTTATCAACAACGCAACGAGATAACGAAATGAGCAACTACCAAGCAAGTATCACAAAAAACGCAGAAGGTTCTTTTTACGCACTAGTGGTTAGAATTGAAAATGGCTACAAGAATGTAATCGGTCACTATAAAGGTCGTCACTTCGCAACTGAAAAAGCGGCAATCAAATCAACTTCTAACTACATAGCGAAATTCTGCTAATGACTCCCACGGAGAGGGCGCAGTATGATGCTGGCATAAAATGCGACCTAGCAAATGAAAGGTTTGGCCTTATTGAGGGCATGAGGATTTTGCTTGATAGCTTTAACTGTAATGATGTTGCAGACGAATACATCATAAAACTAGCTAGAGATCGTGAACTAGATAAGCTAAAAGATTTCATGCTTCACGTAGGAACTAAAGAAAGTGATATGCCTAGACATACCAGAATAAGAAACCCTTCAACTGTAAATGGATTATATTAATATGAACGATTTAGTAAAGAATAAAAGCGGCGAGTTAATAACAACATCAAAGATTGTTTCTGATGTATTTGGCAAAGCTCACCGCGACACTGTTAGAGCAATTAATAATTTAGATTGTAGTGAAGAGTTTAGAACTGCCAATTTTGCGCAGTCCTCTTACACCTCACCACAGAACAAAGTTTTGAAATGCTTTAATATCACTAGAGATGGATTTTCTTTTCTTTGTATGGGCTTTACTGGAAAGAAAGCTGCTAAGTGGAAAGAGAAGTACATAAAAGCATTTAACGAAATGGAAAAGGGTCTGCTTAATGTGGATGCTGAAATGACACGCTTATCAAACCAAGGTAGAGAACTTAAACAGCTTGGTAGTGAATGGAGCGCATTCGGGCATCAAATCAATAAGCAGAAGAAAGCCAACGACAAAGCATCAGCAGAACTTATAGATAAGGTTCAATTAACTTTGGGGTTTAACGACAATGGAAAAGCGCAGAATGGATGATCAAGTAAGCGACTGCTCGCATTATATATTTATATGTGTGTTAGCAATGTTAGTTATATGGGGCGGAATGGTGGTGATTTGTTATGTTAAGTGATTTAGATATTTGTAAGCGTATAGCAGAGATTGAAGGGTTAGAGGTTGTTTATTCAAAGACTTTTGATATACAAAGAATTGCTGTAAAGAAGGGTTATTACAACCGTAAAGAGTATGAATCGGGAGCGCGAAATATAGCTATCGAGGTTGAGTATTTCAAGCATAATACTTTCAACCCCTTAACAGATGATGCTTTATGTTTTCAGTTAATGGTTAAGCATCAAATAAAATTAGAGCCTTGTGTTACTAAGGGGTGGATAGCATGGTATGAATATTTTGATTGTGGTATGTGGGATTGTCCAAACGAATCACCTAACCGCGCTATATGCCTAGCAATAATCGAGGCTAACTCATGAGATGGATAGTTAAGCAAAGGTTGTTCTTTATGGGAGTGTTAATCATCTGGTTAGTGTCTCTTACTGTGAGTTTAATATTTGAGGTTAGCAGTATTAACGATAGGCTAGAGCACCAAAAAGAATATAGCTTGTTATGTATGCCTCCAGAAGTTAAGAGCGACCGAATTAAAATGAATTGTATAGGGAGTATAAAGCCGTGAAATACAATATTGTTTATAGGTTTGTTGATCATGATGCAGATAAAAAGATTGATTATTTCAATACATGGAAGGACGCTTGCAGATTTATGAAAGGCCTTTTAGATGATGGTTACATAATATTAGAGGTTAACGGGTAATGATTAGGTCAGTATATTACGATCAAACAGATATTTTAAAATCAATAATGGAGTTGTGCGGAATAGAAAGGTTTTGCGCTGATGTGACTTTTGGTAATGGTAAGTTTTACAGTGGTATAAAAGAACCCGGGTTAAAGTTTGATATATCACCACAAGTCCCCGGGGTTGTTGAATGCTCAAGTTCTAACCTGCTACTGGATACTGGCCAGATAAATAGTTTAGTGTTTGATCCGCCATTCTTAACTTATGTCCGGGCTGCCCGGGAAGGTAACGGCAATATGATAATGGCTAAAAGGTTTGGTGGTTACTGGCGTTATGAAGAATTAGAAACTCATTACCGGGATAGTTTATTAGAGGCTCACCGGGTACTTGGTAAAAAAGGAATCATGGTTTTTAAGTGCCAAGATATTATCCATAACCATAAAATGCACTGTACACATATGAATGTTATGGAGTGGTCAAAAGGCTTGTTTAGGTTAAAAGATTTATTTATTCTGCCGGCAAAGTCACGAATGCCAATACCACAGCAAGAAGGCACTAAAAAGAAAGTACAAAAACACGCTAGAATTTTTCACAGTTATTTTATGGTACTAGAGAAGGTATAAAATTATGGATTCTATATCAGATTTTATCTCGCAGAAAGAAGAGATCGAAAGGCTTAATAAGCAAATTGATATGCTTGCAGGTTTTTATCATGGATTCTATAAGGGGCAGATTAAGAAACTAAACACTAGGCTAGGTAATCTTCATAAAGTAAAAGGTTATTACAAGCTAAAGGTTGAGGCTATATCTGGAGAAAAGATTGAAACAAGGAGCGACAAGGCTCGTTCCCTTATAGCTACTTTAAAGGGAACCGCTAAACCTATGGCGTTAATTTCTGAAATAGCAAAAAGGTGTAATTTAAGTGAGCATCAAATTCAATCATTATGGTATAAGGGTAAGTAGTGAAAAACTTTAAATTAACAGCAGGTATGCGTAGCCATGTTATCCAGCAGATACAGCAAATGGATTTATCACAAGCTCAGAGGTTGGACATAGTTCCGTGGGTTAGCAAAAGAAGCATACCAGCTAACAAAGCTTATCAAGCATGGATACCAGCTATAAGCGATGTTCTGGGGTTAACTATCCCAGAGGCGACGTGTTACATAAAGCTTAACTTTGGTCATCCTATATTGTTTTCTAATGAGCGTATTGGTCAGGTAATGTGGCACGGCTTAAATGCTACAGGTTTCTTTCAGTTGAGCTATCAAGATAAAATGCTTGAGATGCTTGAGCTACCAGTCACAAGACTGTTTGACACTAAGATGCATAACAGGCTTAGAGATGATTTGCAGCATCACTTTGGTGCTATGGGTTTAAATTTAGATTATAAGGGTTAGTTAAATGTTAGATTTTAATGAGATGGTTAAAACTGTAGAAAAAGAACATAAGATAAAATTTAGAGGTTACGGAAGAACCAAAAAACAAGATACTAATTGTGAAGGGGTTTATTTAGACTTTTGGCATGAGATTGTTGCAACGCATGAAATTAGCAACCCTTGTGAAATTGAAATTGATTTAATTAGAATTCTAACATTTAAACAGCACTTTCCAGATGAAGATAAATCTCTACTTAGAACTAGCGCACTAGGAAAGGAAAAGGCAGACTTATTCATAAAAGAACGTGAATGTGAGATATTAGATAGAAATGATATTTCATGGAAGCTTGATATTATATCAAATATAAACAAGTCATATCCATTTGCGATAAGTGCAGATATGAAACTCAACGTTTTCATTGAGTGGTAAATAAGGATAAATAAACATGACAATCAAAAAAAACAGAACAGCTAATTTAATTTGTAACCACTGCCGTATGGATATACCTAGAGATGTTGAAAAGTTTGATTTACGCGGTAAAGGTAAAGCCTGGTGTATGACATGTAAACGCGAGCATAGTGCCTATAAAGGATTTAAAAACCTAGATAGGCCATCAGGAATGATTAAGCCTATTTATCAATATGAGCAAGTACAATGCAGTTTACAACGCTAAAAGTTAAAAATGTTGAGGATTTAATAATGACTACAGCAGCAGAGAAAAGGTATTTTACTAAGGTTGCAGAGTTGGGTTGTATTGTTTGTATGAATAATATGTTTGAAGGTAGTCCTGCTGAAATTCATCATATACGTGCTGGAGCTGGAGCGGGGCAAAAGTCTAAGGAAGTTATACCGCTTTGTCATATACATCATCGAACAGGCGGGTATGGGGTTGCTTTTCATGCTGGCAAAAATGCATTTGAAGATGAGTACGGCACTGAGTTAGAATTATTAGAACAGGTTAAGGGGTTGTTATGAGTTTTCGCAGAGCCGCAAAGGTAGACGCTAATCAGCCTGAGATAGTAAAAGCGTTTCGCTCGCTAGGTTGGTATGTTCTCATTATTAGCCAGTTAAAAAATTGCTGTGATATTATCGTTAGCAAAGGTGGTCGCACTGTAGCTGTAGAAATAAAGGACGGAGCAAAACCACCTAGCCAGCAAAAGCTATCAGAAGGAGAGTTAAAGTTTAGAAACGAATGGAAAGGTGAATACGCCCTGATTAAGAGCGTATCTGATGTTAAAGCCCTAGATAGTCAGGGCTAACCTTGAAAATTAATAGTAACCGTCCTAGTAGAGCCTAGACGGTTTTTAATTAATAACTCGCCACCTGTTGACCAGATGTTTAAATCTCCATCAATATCATTGTTAGTCGTACCACCTGGATTAAAGTTAGCAGCAGCACCCGCACCAAAGTTTAAAGCGCCTGAACTATCAATTGAGACTACACCGGCACTAAGTCTACTTAGGCTAGTGTGTATATGTACAATGCCCTTGTTATCTCCGTTTGGTATCTGGATTGCTATTTCCTCGTCGTCATTCATCGACATAGAGTAAACATGTAAGCCTGTGTTAGATGATCTTGCGCCTGTCTCATCAACACCTGATAAATTGTTATTAGCAGAAGCAACACCATTTTCAGCAGTAGCCGCTACACCGAAAGCCGCATTCATATGCAAAGTTGGCTTGGCTAAACTTGCCGGTAACGTAGTCTGGAAGGTTGGTTTAACCTCTGTGCCTGAATGAGTGAATTTATCAACTTTGATTATGGCTTTGTCTTTCAAGTTAGCAGATGAAGCAAAGCCAAACACGCCGTTTAATACGTCAATCTCTTTAATGTAAACACTATCCACACTAGCAAAAAACTTGCCTGTTCCCGTTAATGCAGGGCATGACATGAATGAGGCGTGTGAAGCTGTAGAGATAATACCGTTAACATTTATAACAGAGTCAAACGATGAGGTTAAATCTGATTGTGTAGCAGTTATTAGACTTGTTCCCATTGTTCCAGACGTTGTATTGTCATTAATAGTAACGGCTGAAACATTACTGATTCTAGGCTTTTTCAATGTACCGGCCGCGAATATACTCATCGGTGAAATAGGGCGGATAAACGTAGCCTCTCCACTTGTTGAGTCTTCATATAAAAAGGTTGGTGAAATAATATCACCGCCATGTATTTGCAAATCAATCTCAACAGACGCGCCCGTTATGCCTGCAATATTACGATAGATAATAGGACTGGTTACCGTGGTTACATCGTTCTGAGTTTTAATCGCTCGGCCTTTACAGTTAGTAAAAGAGCAGTTAGCAATATTAGCAGTTGTCCTACGCACTAAATTAGAAGCTACATTAGCAAACACTAATAAACCATCTGCATCGGTGTTATTTGCATTGTCGCTAGTCTCACCGTTAGTCACATCAGTAAAACTACAAGCGCTTACATTAACGGTTTTAACGTCAAAGGTGTTTAGTTGTCTGATTGATAAGCCGCTGGTACTTGTTACGCCAGGATTGCCGTTTCCTAATGCTCTAGAGTGATTTCTAAATTCTGCATGACTAACGTTAACCTCTTCAAATCCACCGCGAATAAAACAGCCTGAGTTACCAGAATTACCACTGTTAACGAATGAGTCATTAAATGAGCCGCCGTTAATAGTTACCTTGCCTGTGCTTTCTTGGTTATCGAACACGTAAAAAGGAAAGCCAGATACACCACCGCCTGAAACATTTAAGTTATCAGTTTCAAATGAAAAGCCGTTACAGTTAATGCTTATGTTATCGCCTAAGCTACCGTTAGCGACATCAGTTAGTAATCCACCGCCGCAAGTGCTTATCAAAGTATCTTGAGTTAACGTGATATCAGCCTTTGTTTTAATCTTGTAAGTTTTACCACCGAGATCAACCGCGCTGTTATTCTCTAAAATAAATACTAATACAGCTGAATTATCAACGTCACCTTCTAAAAATCCATACTCGGCAGCACTAGCGCAAGGTTTATCCCTGAGAACTAAAGCTAAAGTAGGTACACCAGTACAAATTACAACATTAAATGTGTTAGGTGTTACGGTTGAAGCTAGGACAACGTCCCATATTGCGCCGCCATCGTTATTGGTAACGCGCTCTTTAATGTCAATAGATAGCCCGTCCTGTAAAGAGTCATCAATTACAGCATCGTTTAGCGTGTCACGGCTTAATACGTTAGCTAATTGACCTGAGCCGGTAACAAACTCTTCAACTGGGTCAGCTGTCCATTCTTGAGAACCCTTTTTATCCTTTAAAACTACCTTGTAAGATCCTGTAATAAATATATTAGGGAATACACCCTTTGCATTTGCGTCAACAGGGTTTTTATTTTTAGTCGGTGTAGATAGTTGATCGCTAAAAGTGTCCTTAAGCTTGCTTGTTCCTGTCTCAAAAAAGAAAAGTTGAGCGCCTGAACTCGGATTTAAACCGCTACCAACATCATAAAAAGGTGGTACAAAACGTGAACTCATTATTTATTTCCTTTTTTCAGTAATTCTTTAATTGATTTAAATGCGCCCGCCTCGTTTATTCCGCGCACCTTCTCCGCCCCTGCTGCTGCTAAGTCAATAGCAACATCAACAGCGCCTTGTTTCGATGTGACTGCTCCAGCACCTCTTTGTATGGCTTGATCAATCTGTCCTTGGAATGAAGTTCTAGCAACTGGGCCAAACACTCTATCTAATTCATCGACAAATAAAACCTGAGTCATTAAGTCTTCTTTTAGCTTAGCCGCGTCTGCTGCCGTACCTTCTAGTAATTTTTTACCAAACCCGCCATGCCTTCTAGATATTTCGTCAATTTCTCTAACTGAGTCAAGTAGATTTACACGAGTTTGACCATTACCCATCAAGCGCCTAAGTAATGTCCCTGTAGCCTTCGCCGCATTCTCACCAGTTAAGTTAAGCTTTTTACCTGCAGCATCTTGTAAACTGTCGATAGCGCCAATAGTTTCAGAATAAACGGTATTAACCTCGTCATAGTCTGGAAACCTCTCGTCAAGTATTCTATCTAAATTCCTCCTTAAAGTTTTCAATATTGATTCTGTTCTGCCGGTTAAGCCTTCAGCGCTCTTACCAAAAGAAACTTGCTCGTCAATAAATCTTTTAGCCCTGTGTATAGATTGGGCGTCAGGCGTTTCAATAGATGCTAACCTGTTAACTATTCTGTTTATTGCCAGTTCGGGGCCAGATAAACCCTCAATATCTGAGCCTTTGAAATTAGGCTTTAATGAGCCTTTTTCGTTTTTAACAAGGCTTACACCTATTGACTCTAAATCATCAATAAAGCTATTCATTGCAGGGCTGTGGTCAACAAACTGACCGCTTAACGAATTAGCAACATCATCAAGCCTTTTACCTGCTTCTTTATTCGCTTCTAGTACGATACCAAACCTATTCATTAGCGTGTCACCCGCGACATCACTAGGCCTATTATCTAAAGCAAATAACTTGTTTTTCTTGGCCTTTTCCATTATCTCGACCATTTGCGTTAACTTGATCCTATCAGCATCAGAAGCGCCTTTAATTGCCGCTATAACACCTTCATCAAAGCCTTGTTTAATGGTTTCGTTTGCAGCCTTATCAAGAACAACTTTAGCTTTACCGGTAGAAATGAACTCACCTAATTTAGTTGTAGGCTCAAAAACATCACCCTCGGCTAATTTAAATTTAGCTGTTTCCGCGTCCTTAGAGCCTTCTTTTATTAACTCTGAAATTCGTTGCTTAGTAGGTGATTGAAAAGCAAACAAAGCCTTAGAGACGTCTTTTGTCGTCTCTGCCACCTCTTTTACTGCAGGAACTACATCTTTAGCAACTTGTAAAGCCTTTCCTGGAGCCTTAGCAACTTCTTGTGCTACTTTAGTCGCAGGCCTTGCTGCTGTCAGTGAAAGAACGAATTGCGGGAAAACTTCGCCAATAGTTGCTTGTAGTGGACTGCCTGTTTCTTCAAACGACCTACCCCCTAACGTTTTACCTAGTCCTTCTTCTTGTACGTTTTTGACAGTTTCAACAGCTTTATCTATGCCCTCACCGCTAATGAGCTCAGATAGCCCAAATATTCCAGATATAGGAAAGTTAACAACGTCAACACCCTTCTGAACAAGTTCACCAAATATTTTTAAATTCTCTTTACCTTCTGGGGTTTCAGGCCTAAAAGCGCCTTGTCTGAATTCCTCGACTACTTCAGCACCCGCACCAGGCTCAGAAAAAGGGTTAATTGCTTGACCCAAACCAAGTAATCCCCCTGATATTTCCCTGCCTATAGATGAGGCTATAGCGCGAACAGGTTCAATTATACCCGCACCCGTAAAGCTTTCTGTTGGTTGTTCAATCTGAAAGCCTTCAGGTAAAGCTGTAGATGATTTTTCTACTGTAAAACCTTCTGGTAATGTTGCCATTATTGAACCTCTACCCATTGACCATTAACGAGCTGCAGTCTTTGGCCTTCTGCGTTTACTGCAAAAGTACCTTCTGGCTGTTCTTTGTTTTGATCTCTTAATGCTTGCTCTTCATCAACAGTAACAACTAATTGAGATGCTAATTTCTCTCTTATTTTACCAACATCTGACGTAAATCTTTCAAGAGATCTGGTTCTTATTAATCCACCACCAGCAAGGTTTTTCAATATCTTAATGTCTGACTCACTTAATACACCTGACATTAAACTAAGGTTATCAGCGGTTAATATGTTGCCAGCCTCTTCGATATCGGCTATTAACTCCGCTTCTGAGTCCTGCAATCTAAAATCAATAGCGCCTTCAACAGAGCCTAAAACGTCATCTAGTTCATCATTACCTAATATGCTATCAAGCAATTCAATAGCTCTAGTTTGAAAGCCTTGAGCCTTTTTGTCTCTGCGTTGCTCTTCTCTAACCTTACCAGCAGCTTTTAACCCTGCTTCAGTGTCTTTTGCTGCATCCATAGCAGATTGAAGCTGAACAGTTTCAGCCTCTGAAGCTTGAGGGAAACTAGACTTAATGATCGCTGGAGATGCTAAGCGTCTTTCTTGCTCAGTGCCTTTGTCTATAATATCCTGATAAGCCTTTAATCCATCTTTACCACCACCTGCAGCAGTAAACGCCGCTGAAGCTTTAGGGGCTAATTCAGGCGATAAACCCTCTAATAATATTTTAGGTATTTCTATACCGCTAACCGCTGATGATACTCCGCCAGCAATTAGCTTACCGTCTGGTCCAAATCTTTGTTGATCTTTTCCTAATGTAAATGACTTATCTGCCGGTGCTGAAATATCACCTTGACGAACACCAACTTCAATCAAGTTTTTAGCTCCACGTCTAACGCCTTCAAAGTCACCATCAAGCGCTAATTGTAAAGCGCCTTGAGATGATGAAGGATCGCCACCTAACTCAGTAACTCTTTTTATTTGAGCCTGTAAGATAGGTATGATTTCAGTATCAAGCGCACTATCAACCTGTAAAGCAGTATTAAATAACGACTTGTTTTTCTGCGTATCAGTACGTTGATCAATCTGTTGCTGCACATCTGTTATTTTTAACTCACCCAAAGCTTGCGCCTGATCTTCTCGGCGCTGTCCAAACTGTAAAGCTTGTTCTTGACCTTGAAGCCCTAACCTAGCGCTTTCTTGCTGCAAAGGTCGCAACTGTTCAGCCTGTCTAAATTGACGACCTCTTGCGAATGCGCCTGCTACGTCTGCTACTGCTAAACCGTTAGCCATTATGCTACCCTCGCGAATGGATCTATATTTGCCGCTGGTAGCGTTTGACCGCCACCACTTTGATCGAATATGCCTGATTGAGCTAAACCTGTTGTTACACCCGATATTCCTGCCTGTATTGCTTGGTTTCTACCTGCTATACCCGACGCTCTAGCCTGTCCAGACTGTAAA